TTCCATTAAATCAAATAATGGCGTTTTACGCATAACGTCTTTCTTTGGTAACGTTAATCGAATATTTCTGCTACGTCCTTCCATGTCAGTCATTTCACTAGTCATTCCTAATACGTTAAATCCAAAATCCGTGTATCTTTGTTCCTTTTCAGAGTTCATCGGTCGATATAATTCATTCGCTTGACATACCGTCGTGTTATAAATTTTCTTCTTTTCAAGATAATCAATAACAGCATATAAATCTTCACGATAAACTGGTACTGCCATTCCTGCATTTCCATTACCAGCAACATGTATACCAAGAATTTTTGCATGTAATTTGTCATCACAATGCATTAATACTTGACCACAATCTCCAGCTTTAGTTAGTGCACTATATCTATAATGACTAGGTATGTGGAAAGTTACGGTCTTTGGTAATTCACGTAAACATGGTTCCATAGCCATTATCAATGGCGAAGTACCTTCTAGATCATAACTCATCGGTGCAGTTATCAATCTAGTGCCAGGTAATACTCGTGTTTTATATTGACCACAGTAATTAAATCCCGTCAATACAGCCATGTCCAACAAAGGTTTATCTTTTATACTGACAAAGTCATTGACATAACTTGCAGAAACTGGTAAACCTTTAACGTGTACAAAACTAATATCATTCATATATGACAAACCTACTTCTTCAGGCTTAATAAAATGCATATATGACAAATCAACTAATGTTGTTTGTTTCTTGATATTAGACCAACTGAATTCAGCAATTAAATCAATATCAACCAATAAGTCACGTATTTGCGTAATCCTTACTGCATAATGATTTGGAATTACGAATAAATTACCACCAACACAGAGCCAGTTATGTACCATACTATCTATTTCTACACGTAAATCTTTATCGCTACGTGATTGTAGGTAATATTTAACAATAGCATATTGATTGTACAAACTACGCTCTAATTGTTCATTCTTTTCATTGTGTTGTGGTTGTGGTCGCATTAATTGTACATATTTTGTTGTTTTTTTGAGTGCTTCCATTGATTGTTGTTTCGGTCGTACTAATTGATGAAATCTTACTTGTTTGGCTTTTAATTGTTCCATACTCTCTATTTCATAATCGTCATCTGCTTCCTCTTCATCTTGACGACTCATTACAAAATATGTTGATAAGCCTAAAACGACAGTAATAGCACCTAATACACCTAATAAGATCTTTCCTTTATGATTATTCCATAAATTACTTAAATTCTTTTTCCATGTAGGTAATTTAGCAATAAATTGTTGGATCTTATTCATACGTACCATACTGGGCAAACTAAATCGAGTGCGATTTACTAATTCATTATAACTAGTTACGCACACATGTTCACCTTGTCG